GTTAAAAATAGATTCATCTTCACACATTTATAAAAGGAATATTTTATATGGCTAACAGTCTTTTAACAATTAAGAATTAGTTGTTATAAAACTGTGTGAATTGCTGGAAACTCCTTAGAGTTTTATGCGCTACAACGTAACTGGAAACGGTAAGCGTGAATGCCGAAAAGCATGGAAATTGGAAAATCAGCAGCCAAGCGCCTGAAATGGTGACGGTTCAACGATCATCGAAAGCACGTTTAAAAAACGGAAGCCGGTAGAGTAGGAACAAGTGTTCCGAAGCGCACAGCATCCTTAAAAAAGATGATGATATGATCTTCTCTGCATTGAAAAATGCAGCAGCTTAATAGCGGATAGGTTAGTAACGTAACCTATTGAAAATAAAGGAAATATGATTACCCGTGAAGCCGTAGAGCTTTGGAAAAACACCAACAGCTTTATCCGTAATATCGACCGTCAGTATGATGATCAATACGCTCGCGGCGGTGCTAAAATCGGCTCTACGCTCCGCATTCGTTTGCCGAACGATTACACCGTAACCACTGGCCCGGCTGCCAGCGTTCAGGATACGAGCGAACAAAGCACCACCTTGACGCTTGCTACGCAGGCGCATGTTGACGTTTCGTTCAGCACGTTTGACCGCACGATGTCTTTGGATGACTTTTCCGAGCGCGTTCTTGCTCCGATGGTGAATAACCTTGCTGGTTATGTTGCTACCACGATCATGAACGGTTCCGAAGGTGGTATTTGTAACTATGTTGCAAACACCGACGCCAATGGCAATATCATTTCTCCGACTGATAACACCTATCTTCAGGCAGGCGCTCTTTTGACGCTCAATTCCGCTCAGAATGCCCGTCGTAAAACGATCAACGATCCTGTCACTCAGGCCCGTGTTGTTTCCAGCTTGGCAGGTTTGCTGAATCCTTCGGAAATGATTTCTCGCCAATATGCGACTGGCCAGATGTATCAGGCTCTCGGTTTTGAATGGTTCGAAGACCAGACGGTTATCAAGCATACCGGCGGCACGTTCTCTGCTAGTAATACGGTAAACGGTGCTGGCCAGACTGGTACAACCATTGTAGTCAATGCGATTACAGGTACGCTGGTTGCCGGTGACATCATTACCTTTGCCAATGTCAATGCTGTAAACCGCATTACCAAAGCAACCACCGGCCAGCTGCGTCAGTTCGTAGTAACTGCTAACGTTGCATCTGGTGCTACTTCGATTCCGATTTATCCGGCATTGATTCCTTCTGCAACCGGTGTGGCTGGTGGCCCTGCTGTTCAGTATCAAACTACCGATAGCTCGCCTGTAAACGGTGCCGTAATGGCTTTGGTAAATCCTGCCAGCACAACCTATCGCAAAAACATTTGCTACGCTCCGCAATGTATCACGATGGCAACCGCCGATCTTGTCATGCCGGAAAAGGGCGTTGAAGAAGCATGGCGCGAGGCTTTCGATGGCATTGCGATGCGTATGTTGACAGCGTATGTGCCTGGGACTGATCAATTAATTACCAGATTGGACACACTTTTTGGTTATCTGTTCACCCGTCCCGAATGGGGTGTGATCGTTGCTGATTCTATTTGATTTTCAATATGTTATTCTAACAAGGACAATTCAATAAATAACCAAAATATTTCTTGATTTAACCTCCGCTTCTGTTATTGTTTGGCTATAAACGGTAACAATGCGGAGGTTAAAATGGGTAAATATGCTACTAGACTTGAAGGCGAAAGCCAAAAAGATTACGAGCGTCGCTATAATGCTGAAAAAATTCGGCAAAGGCGTGAAAAAATTAAAGCTGGATTACTGCCGCCGCCCCAAAAAATTGGTAAGGTTGTTAGTAAATACGCCATAAGGCAAGAAGGCGAAAGTGATGAAGATTTCCGCAGACGCTATGAAAGAACAAAGCGTCAGGCATTACGTGCAAAAGAATATGCCGAACGCACTGAACCGCCTAAAAAGCGTGGCAAAAATAAAGCCCCAGCTAAAAGCGGCAATCTTACTGTTGAACAATGGGAATCTTTAAAAATACGTGATGGCGAAACATCCGAAGAGCATAAAAGACGCTATTCTCGTGAAATTATGCGTATGTATCGCTCCAGATTAACTGATGAAAAAAGAGAAGAAGAGCTTGAGAAGGCGCGATTAAGGGATTTAGAGTATCGCACCTCTGGCAATGGAAAGTTGATCAGAAAACAGTGGTATCAACAAAATACTGCCAAAGTAAATTTCTATGCTGCTAACCGCCGAGCCGCCGAAATAAGGGCAACTCCGCTATGGATTGATTACGAAGAGATAGCGAAAATATATGATCTTGCAGCTGAATTAACTAAAACAACTGGTATTCAATACCACGTTGATCACCATTATCCATTGCGAGGAAGAACTGTTTCTGGATTGCATGTGCATACGAATTTAGATGTTATACCCGCTAGAGATAATTTGCGAAAACTTAATAAACATCCTGATAATTTACATTTCTAACAACCAACGGAGTCCCCATGTCTAAAGCCAACATCAACAACCGCTATGCCGGAATTGATTTCCCTGAGTACAAATTCGTAGAGTTCCCTAAAGCTGTCACGCATAACGGTAAAACTTATGTTGTAAACGATGCTGAAGAAGAAAAGGCTCTTAAAGCTACCGTTCGCGATTACCGCAAAGAAGCGCTTCAACGCGCCGCTGAATTAAAACTTGAGATTCCTGATGATTGGAAACTGGAAAAGATTCAGCTTTATATTAAGAAGATCGAATCCGATTTGGAATTTGAAAAGCTGATGAAAGAAGAAGTGACTCCTGCCGGTAATAAGGATGAGAGCAAAACTTCGTTGCAGAATAAGCTGACGCTGAATCGTAATCTGAATAAATAAAAATTCTACAATATTGAAAGGAGTCATCGTAAATTATGGTGACTCCACTGGATATTATTACTCAGTCTCTTAAAAAAGCTGGTGTATTAGGCGTAGGCCAAACGCCGCTTGCTGAAGATACCAATGATGCGTTTTATGATTTAAATGACATGATTGGCCAGTGGGCGCGTAAGCGTTGGCTAATGTGGCATTTGCTGGACGTTGCGCTGGTTTCTACGGGTGCGCAATCGTATACGGTGGGGATTGGTGGCGATTTTAACACGCCGCGTCCTGATAGGCTTGAGGCAGCTTTTTTTAGGCAAATTGTTCCTTCGCAGCCTAATCAGATTGATTACCCGCTGGAATTGATTGAATCGCGTGAAACTTATAATAATATTCCCTTAAAATCGCTTTCGACTTTTCCGACAAGCATTTTTTATGATGCTGCTTATCCTATGGGTGTTGTTTATCCATGGCCGGTTCCTCAGGCTACGATTTATGAAATTCACCTAACGGTAAAAGATACACTGGCTCAATTTACGACATTGACCCAAACGATTAATATGCCGCCAGAGTTTACTGCGGCGCTAAAATTTAATTTGGCGATACGTTTGCGGCAGGCTTATACATTGCCGCCTGACCCGATACTTGTTGGCCTTGCAAAAGATTCGCTGGCCGTAATTCGCGGTGCCAATGCGCAGATACCGAATTTAATTATGCCGAATGATTTGATCCGTGGCGGTTTATATAATATTTATTCCGATCAATTTTACGCTTGGGTGCTATTTGGTATTTCTTCTTTATTTACAATGTTTCATGGTAACATGATATAGGTTTACATATTCTCTAAGATATGATAGAAAAGAGATATGTTCTTTATTTATGTTCACATGCGGCCAAATGGTGTTCCTTTCTATGTCGGAAAAGGAAAGGGTGGTCGTTATAAAATAGGAAGAAGAAATAACTATTATAATAGGATAATTGATAAATACGGTGCTGAAAATATAAGAATAAAAATTCTTCATTGTAGGGATGAGCGCGAAGCTTTTTCTTTAGAGATTACATATATTAAAAAATTGCTCAAACGCGGGTATAAACTCGCTAATTTGACAAGCGGCGGCGAAGGATTGAGTAATCCAAGTGAAGAAACTAGAAGAAAAATAGCATTAGGCGGAGCAAAGCGCAGAGGAAGGGTAGTTAGTGACGCAACTAAAGAAAAAATGCGTCTGGCACAATTAGCGCTAAAAAGAACATTTAAGCATACCGAAGAAGCAAGAAAAAAAATAATTCTAGCCCAATTAGGAAGAAAACTTCCTAAAAAGTGGTGCGAAAATATTGCCAAAGCAAAAGTAGGCCACGAACCTTGGCTAGCAAAAACCCCTGAGGCATTAGCCAATCAGCGCGATGGTAGACGAGGTGTAAAAAATACACTTGAGCATAATGCTAAAATTTCTGCTTCAAAAATGGGGCATGCGGTTTCTGAAGAACAGCGGCAAAAATTTATCGCAAGAATTACAGGGAGAAAACATACACCTGAAGAAATCGCCAAGCAGATTGTTGCTCAAAAAGGAAGAAAAAACAGTCCTGAAGCAACAGAAAAATCACGCCAAGGACTTTTGAAGTATTTTGCAGAAAAACGAGAACTCGGAATAAAAATACAAGCCTCGCCAGAAACCAAAGCTAAGATGTCAGAATCTCACAAGCGTAGATATGCAGAAAAGAAAGCTGCTGGCATAGAAATTAAGTTTTCTGCGGAATCAAGAGCGAAAATGTCAACCTCTCAAAAAGCTTATCAAGCAAGAAAACGTGCTGAAAAAGAAGCGACATCTCAAATATAATCACTAACTTCTCTTCAATATATCTTTTCTTAACCCCGCCTAAAAACGAGGCTTTTTTATTATCAATAACTTAACAACCTAACGAAAGGTTTTCTCATGGCTACAACCAAACCATATCCTGCCGAGTTATTACCTACCACTCCGGGAAAAACCCTTGCGTATAATGATTTTTTGCAAAATTGCATTAAAAATAAAAATGGCGCAAGCTCAACTTATAGCATTACGGCAGCGGGAACCACTCAGGCAACTGCGGTTCAGCTTAATTCTGTATTCAATGAGGTTGACACTGTGGCTTCCGGCACTGGTGTAAATTTGCCCAATTCAGCGGGCAAAAATAACGTACCTTATCAATTCTGTGTTATTTATAATAATGGTGCAAACGCCTTGGCGGTTTATGCTGCTCAGGGAACCAGCGATACTATTAATGGAACGGCTGGCGCAACGGGCATTACGATGAATGCCGGTTCGGCTGCTCTTTTCGCATCTGCACAAAAAGGTGTATGGTTTTCAATTGGTATTGCCGGTAATGAAAATTTTGGCAATATTACAGCAACTTCTATTTCTTCTTCAGGTAATATTACAGAAAGCGGATTAGGTTTTGGCTTCGTTCAAAAGGCTGGAACCAATGGGCGTGCTGGTACTTTTACATTAAATGGCGCAACCGCTGTAACCGTAAGCAATACCACTACAGCAATTACTGATGCCATTATCATTTCTCTTAATACTGTTGGTGGAACAGTTGGTGTCCAACCGCATGTTGCTACAATCACGGCGGGAACTGGATTTACTGTTGTTGGTACAGCAGGCGATACTTCGGTTTATAATTACTCAATGATTGGTACAAATTAATTGTGCGTCTCGCATTATCGCAGGGTGCCTATTCTGCCAAAAGTATAATTGCGGATGCGCAAAAATGCATAAATTTATATGCTGAAAAAAATCCGCAAGATGCACCTTTTCCATTAACCCATTACCTTACTCCCGGCATAGATCGGCTTTCTACTGGATCATCACTTTCTAATATAAATCCTGTTCGTTGTACTTATCGTACATCTGGCGGTAATCTATATGTAGTGATTGGCACAACAGTTTATTATGTCGATCCTGCTTATGTTTTTACATCGCTTGGAACTTTGGATGCTGGTTCTACACCAGTGAAAATGCAAGACAATGGTGATGTAATCTTGGTCGCCGATGGTACTGCAAATTTATATGCAATTGATATTTCAAGCGGCCCACCAGGAACTTTTGCGCAGGTAACCGATCCAAATACTTACGGCGGAACTACGGTTGAAGTTCTGGCTGGATATTTTATCCTGAACGTACCGGGAACGTATGAATGGTATGTGAGCTTCGATCAGGTCAATTTTGATATGTTGACAGGTTCGGTTGGGACTATTCTTACTGGCAGTATTACCGATGCTGGTTCTGGGTATACGAACGGAACTTATGCTGGGACTAGCATGACTGGCGGTACAGGGTCGGGTGCTATAGCAACGATTGTGGTTGCCAGCAATATTATCAGCACCGTTACCATCACAACGCCCGGAACTGGTTATGTGGCTGGCGATGTATTAAGCGCCAGTGTCACGGGAGGTACGGGATTCACATGGACGGTGGCTACGGTGGGAGGCAATGCGTTTAACCCGCTATACCTCGCAACAAAAGATACCTATCCCGATCCGATTCAAGCTATCATCGTAATGCACGCCGAAATATGGTTGGTTGGACAGCTTACTACAGAAATATGGTATTTATATGGGAATACCAACACGACCTTTCCTTTTGCTCTTTTGCCGGGAACCTATAACGAGCATGGCACGATAGCCCCGTATTCTGTATGTAAGCAGGATTTAAGTGTTTATTTTCTTTCGCAGGATGAACAAGGACAGTCAATTGTCATCAAGGGGGCTAATTATCAATGTAGGCGTATTTCAACGCCTGCCATTGAAAATATTTTATCTAAATATAATACGGTGTCCGATTGCATAGGATTTACATATCAGCAGGAAGGTCACGTATTCCTTGTTCTTTCCTTCCCAAGCGCAAACGCAACATGGGTTTATGACGAGACTTCTGAATTATGGCATCAACGTTGCTGGACAGATAGTAATGGTAATCTGAATCGCCATCGCATGAATGTTGGGTGCAATGTCTATAATACGAATGTTGTAGGTGATTGGGAAAATGGGAATCTTTACGCGCTTGATCTTGGTACAACTGTCGATAACGTGGATGGTCTTGGCCCTAATACGGATGGTTCTTATCCGATAAGCCGCATTCGTTCATTCCCTGTGGTGTTAAATGAAGATAAAAGGGTGAATTTCAAGAAATTCATTGCCGATATGCAGGTGGGATCGAGTGCTTATCCTTCCACTTCACTGCCAATGGTTTCGTTGCGTTGGAGTGATGATAGGGGAAAAACCTATGGAAACCGAGTTGAGCAATCGCTTGGCGATCAGGGGAATTATTTGACTAATATGCAATGGCGCAGGACGGGTTTATCTCGGGGGTGCGTATTTGAATTATCGTGGTCTGTTGCTGGGGTTACGGCCTTGAATGGTGCTTTTTGTGATGTGGAAATGTCGGAAACATAATGGTCATACAAACGCAGAATCAGGGGTTCCCGCAGATTAGCGC